CTAATTAAATTTTTACTGTGGGTATTCTCAAGTGTTAGAAAAAAGATAGTAGACCCCACATATTTTGATACTACTAATATGATGCTTGACAATATGGAAGATGAGGTTGCTTTATATAATGCTGCAATTGACATGGCCGGTTCGGATGACAAGCATGTAAGAATGGCAAAATCAGTAGAAGAATTACTGCAAGGGATAGTCGCAAATGAAACATGCATTGTTCATTCCATAGAAGGCGCTCACAGCCTCCAAGGAATTGAGTCTGGCAAAACCCTTGATGATGAAATAGCGTTTGACAGAGAAGCTATCGAAGTAGAGCTTCTGAATAATTTAGAACATTTCTACAACAGGGGTGTTGCCTATCTAGGGCTGGCTCATTTTTATCCCAACCAATGTGTTTATCCAGTTTTTCCATATCCAGAATATGGCCTAAAACATATACCTAAAGACGCTCTAGGGAGATGGGACTCTACACTTGGCTTAACTACAACGGGAGAGGCTGTAGTAGAAAAGATGCTAGAGTTAGGCATGATTGTCGACGTTACTCATTGTACACCTAAAGCTAGAGCTAGGGTTTATGAGATAGCAGAACATCATCGCAAACAGTCCTGCATCATGGCAACACACACCGGGGCTTATGAAATAAATAGAGATTTATATAATTTAGAAGATTGGGAAATCAAGTGGATAAGCGATAACGGTGGGGTTATTGGTGTCATTTTTATGAATTACTGGCTTTCACCGATTGATACCAAGCTTGGGCTGAAATACCTCTTGCAAACAATCGAACATGTGATTAATATAGGTGGAGAGGGCGTGATAGGCATAGGGACAGATTTTGACGGGTTTACAGACCCTCCAGATGAAATTGTCGATGCATCACAACTTCCCCGTTTTACAAAGTCCTTGGCTTCTGAATTTAAATCAGTTACAGAAAGAAAATATTCGGACGCAACCATCAAGAAGATACTGGGTGGAAATGCGATGCGAGTCTTGACAGAAGGCTGGGGCAAAAAATCGTAGTTTTGTTTTTTAACAAAGGAGAAGTGTTATGAGTAAGTTTAATGCGCTTTTAAAGTCGCGTAGATTTTGGGTTGGCGTTGCCGGTTTGCTTGTCATATGTGCAGACGCACTGTTGGGCGAAGGCACTATAAATCCAGACATGGTAACGAACGTCACTCTTATCGCTGGTGCATGGATTGTTGGCGATAGCCTTAGAGTTACTGAGTAGTTTAATACGTTTTAAAAGGATTTTATTCTGCCTATAAGCAGAAAGCCCCTCCCGGCGTTGTAACCGGGGGGGGTCATGGATGTTTTTAACACTAATAATAAAAAATATTTTTAATCTAGCCTTGACAAAGGCCAACTTATACTTTATGCTGATGTGAGAAAATGGGGAAAACGATAAGAAAGAAGAGCAAGCGAGACAAGAAGAGGCTCAAGAAGAAAAACAGAGAACGAAAGCAGCAAAAATATGGCGGGCCGTCCTACGTGGGATGATTACTTTATTGGCCTAGCATACCACGCATCTCTTAGAAGCCACGATTCGCAAACCCAAGTGGGATGTGTAATTGTGAGCGACAACAAAGCGATAGGCATGGGGTATAATGGATTCTGCTCTAACGTAGAAGATGAAGACCTTCCCACTACTCGCCCCCAAAAATATGTCTATATTGTTCATGCAGAACAAAACGCCGTCAGCAATATCATCATTAAGCCCCCCCATTCTAAAATCTACATCACCCACTCTCCTTGTGCTGTCTGCGCAAAATTGCTATGGCAAGCCGGAGTCAGAGAATGGATTCTCCCCAAGGGGGCTTTGGTCAATGGTCACTCTAATGATGACTCTCTTATATTGTCTCATCTTATAGAAAACGGACTAAAAGTAAAATATATTAAACCAAACCTGTCTTACCTAACAAAAATCATCTAAGCAGAATTTGCTACAGTGTATAATTTGTCGTTAGGATTAAGAAATTTAGCAATAAGGAAAAGACTACAAGATGTCTTTAAGAGAACTCCAAGAATATAGCTTTGTTTCTAAATATGCTAGGTGGATTCCAGAGAAAAAAAGGAGAGAGACTTGGAGAGAATCTGTAGATAGAGTTAAGAGCATGATGCACGAAAAGTATCCCAACCTTAACGGTGATATTTCTTGGGCGTATGACATGATGTACAAAAAAAGGGTCTTGGGGTCACAGAGGGCGCTTCAGTTTGGCGGGCCTCCCATCTTTAAACACAATGCAAGAATTTATAATTGCATATCTTCCTATTGTGACCGACTCAGATTTTTCCAAGAGTGCATGTATTTGCTTCTTTGTGGATGTGGAACCGGATTTTCTGTGCAAAAACACCACATTGCAAAACTACCGTCTTTAGTAAAAAACAAGAGGGGCACAAAGAAATTTACAATATCTGATAGTATAGAGGGGTGGTCAGATTCAGTTGGGGTTTTGATTACAAGTTATTTTGAGCAGGATGAGTTGTTTACAGAATATGTGGGAAAGAATGTTGTGTTTGATTTTTCTGAGATTAGACCAGCAGGAGCATACCTAAGTTCTAGCTCTGGCAAGGCTCCCGGCCCAGAACCTCTAAAAAAAGCCCTGTCCAATATCAAGAAAATATTAGACAAGTCTCTAAAAAATGCAGAATTTGCTGATAAAAAAATAAGAATACTCACCCCCATAGAAGCATACGATATTGTTATGCATGCAGCAGACGCTGTAATTTCCGGTGGGGTAAGAAGAAGCGCTACGATTTGTCTCTTTAGCCCTAGCGACGAAGAAATGTCCACGGCTAAAACAGGAAACTGGTTTCACGAAAACCCACAAAGAGGACGTTCAAACAATTCCGCCCTGTTAGTAAGAGATAAAATAACCGAAAAGCAATTTCACAACCTAATGCAATCAGTGCGTGAATTTGGAGAGCCGGGGTTTGTCTGGTCAGATTCAACAGAATTAATAGTCAACCCCTGCGTAGAGATTGGAATGTATCCGGTTGACGTTGAGACGGGTGAGTCAGGATGGCAAGCCTGCAACCTTAGCACTATCAATTGCGCTAAAGTAAAAACAGAGGAAGATTTCTATGAGTCTTGTCGCGCCGCCTCAATCATAGGAACCCTTCAGGCTGGCTTTACAGAGATACCATATCTAGGAGAGGTTAGCGAACGGATTTTAAAAAGAGAATCTCTCTTAGGTGTTTCGATGACCGGCATCATGGAGCAACACGAAATATGCCTAGACCCAGAGATACAAAAGAGGGGAGCCAGAATTGTTAAGCAAACCAACAAAGAACTGGCGAAACAGGTCGGAATTAATCCGGCAGCTAGAACTACTTGTATTAAACCTGAAGGCACTACTAGTTGTATGCTTGGTACTAGTTCTGGTATTCATCCTCATCATGCCAAGCGCTATATACGACGTGTGCAGGCTAATAAGATGGAGGTCATTTACCAATACTTCAAGAAAGTAAATCCAAAAGCTTGTGAAGAATCAGTATGGTCAGCCAATGACAGCGATGACGTAATTTCCTTTTGTATAGAAGTCAGGGACGGTTCTAAACTAAAAAACAAGACTGGAGCCGTCAGTCTTTTAAAGCATGTTAAAAGCACTCAGCAAAACTGGGTAATGGTAGGCAAAACAGACTCTCTATGCACTCAGCCTTGGCTCAACCATAATGTTTCAAATACAATTAATGTGAAGCCAGAAGAATGGGAACAGGCAGAACGCTTTATATACAAGCACAGGAAGTATTTCTGCGGAATTTCCCTGTTGCCTGTTAGTGGAGATAAAGATTATCCACAGGCTCCATTTACTACGATACACCTTCCTAGCGAAATGGTGTCCCATTATGGAGATGGCGCAATGTTTGCTAGCGGTCTAATAGAAGTGGCTCTTGATTTATGGGAAGACAATTTATGGGCTGCCTGTGACTCTTTGTTAGGGGTGGGTCAAACAGTAAAGGGTGGAGCAAAGAAAGAGTGGATTGCAAGGTGTAAAAAGTTTGCCGGTAAATACTTAGACGGAAATGTTAAAAAGCTAACGTATTGCATGAAAGATGTATACAACTGGAAAGAGTGGGTGGACTTAAAGAGGCTATATAGGCCCGTAGACTACACTAAGGTTGTCGAAGAAGAAGACAATGTAAAACCAGAGCAGGAGATTAGTTGTGCCGGGGGAGCCTGTGATATCATA